CGAGCTGATCGAGTTCGGTGACCCGGACGGTCAGGGCGACCTGAAGCGCAAGAACCAGATCGCTCTCCGCATGGAGGTCGTGTACGGCTGGGGCGTCATGGATCTTGACGGTTTCGCGACCGTCAAGGATGCCGTCGCCAACGTCTGATCGGAGAACGCATGGGCAAGTTCAAGAACACACTGACGCAGGTCGTCGTGTCCGTCTCTGACGAGAAGGACGACCGCTTCACCGATGGTTGGGAGCCGGCGGACAAGCCGGAGGCCAAGCCTCGTTCGAAGAAGTCCGAGTAAGGAAAGGGGGCGGTCATGGCTGTGACTCCCGAGATGATTGCGGTTGCGCTTGGTGTGGCCGCCCCCGAACCGGACTCGATCACGGCTCAGCAGTGGGGCCTGTGGGTTTCGGATGCTGAGATGTTGATCGAGAACCGGCGGGAGAAGTTGGCTGTTGGCCCGATCGATGAGGCGAAGGTCGATTATGTCGTCCGTGAGGCCGTGGTTGCGCATGTGAAGCGGCCGGATGATGCGACGCAGGTGACCGTTTCGGTTGATGATGGGTCGTCGTCGCGGACGTATCGTTCGGGCAAGGGTCGCGTGTCGATCCTGGATGAGTGGTGGGTGCTGTTGGGTTTGACGGAGCCGTCTGGGGCTTTCGCGCTCGACATGGTGGGCACGTCGACGTCGCACCTGCCGTGGTGTTCGCTGATGTTCGGTGCGACGTATTGCTCGTGCGGTGTGGATATTGCTGGTGTGCCGATCTTTGAGGGCGGTGCGCCGTGGATCTGATTCATGACCTCAAGCGCGCGTTGCCGTTTCTGCGGTCGCAGGCCGACTCCACGATGACGGAGACGGTGCGTGCGGGGCAGCTCGTGGACTCCACCGACCCCGTGACGGGTGATCCGGTGCAGACGGTGACGGAGCCGTTCATCTACGAGGGGCCGGCGCGCGTGAAGTATCCGGACACGATGGTGTCGGATTCTGCTAGCGCGGGGCAGGTTGTGGCGTCACAGAAGGTGATCGTGAAGTTGCCCGTGGGTTCGGCGGTTGTGCCAGAGGGTGCCGCGTTCATGGTGACCGCATCGGAAGTCGATGAGTCCTTGGTCGGCCGCACGTACAAGGTTGACGGTTCGCCGTCCGCGGGCATGGTGACGGCGCACAGGTATCCGGTGACTGAACTGTCGTAGGGGGTTGCCGTGGCTGACGACTTCCATGAGTTGTATGAGCTGGCGGCGGATCTGACTGGTGCTGGCGACAAGATCGGCCCGTTCGTGAAGAAGGCTGTCGAGGTCACTGCGCGGCATATGCGCGATGACTGGCGGCAGGGCGCTGAGGTTGGTGCGGGCGATGGTTTCTCGTCGGACTATGCGTCGTCGATCTTCTACGACATGAAGTACGAGGCGGGCAGCATCGGGGCGGAGATTGGTCCCGAGCTTGGCCGTCCGGGTGGTTCGGCCGGTTTCCTTGAGGAAGCGCCTGGTGGCGTGCTGGCCAGCCCCCAGCATGCGGGGCGTGATGCGGTGCGTGCGAATGAGGACGACTTTGTGCGTGGCCTCGAGATCGCCCAGTTCGACGCGATGAGGAAAGTGGTGGGCGGATGAGGGCTGAGTTCAATGCGTTCGTCGCGCGTCTGCGTGCGCACCCGCAGCTGGCGAACAAGACGGACACGGTGGTGCGGCTCACTGCTGGCGGTGAAGCGGTGCGGGCGAACTACATTGTTGCGTTCCCCGCGATCCCCGACGATCTGGGCGACAAGCGTTACCTGGCGTTGCAGTCGATCGATTCTGACCGGTTCCTGTCGTTCGATGTGCGGGTTGTCGCTGTCGATGCGGACGGTGTGCTGCAGCTGACCGAGGCGGTCATGGAGCAGACAATTCGCCACGCGCTCGAGGTCCCGGGTCGTCGTTGCGATCCGATCAAGATGGCGACGGATGCGGTGGAGGAGGGGACGGTCAAGTTCGACAAGACCGCCCGCCTGTACTACGTCGACCTGTCGCTCGAGTTCTGGTCGAGGAGGGCGTAGATGCCGTTTGTGCGTGTGAGGTCGGCGGGTCGTGGTGATCCGCCGCATGAGTTTGATGTGCCTGTTGGGGAGCTCGAGAAGCATCCCGATTTGTACAGGGTGATTGACCCGGAGCCGGTAGCGATGTCGCGACCGGCTCTTTTTGTTCCCGGCCGTGTGCCGGTGAAGTCCAACCGTCCCGTTTCGAAGCGGGCACGGATCAAGCCTGGTGAGGATTCAACCGCCCCCGCGGGGGCCAACTCTTGAGGAGAGAACATGGCATTTGAGCCGGTTCAGAAGGGCACCGCGAGTGACGGTCATGGGATCGTCCTGTGGGTGCCTGCTATTGCCGATTTGACGAAGCCGACGATTGCGGAGTTGACGGCCACTGGCGTTAAGCGGCTGACGTACGGTCTGACGTCGGATGGTTTCACGCATGAGACGTCGATCGCGAAGATCACTGTTGGTCGGTTCACGCTTGATCAGGCCTTGGAGCTTGATGGTGTTGTGACGGACACGGTGGAGGTCCGCTGGGTGTACAACCGTGCGACTCCGACCGACATTGAGACGGCGCTTGGTGTGCCGGGCGTTGACGGCAACATCGTGAAGATCCTCGGTTACCTCAACGACCACGAGATCGACGAGGACACGAAGATCAACGCGATCATCCCGGTCACCACGTCGATTCCGCGTGATGTTCCTCCGACGCAGAACTCCGAGCTGGTGAAGGTTCAGTCGCTGAACGTTCGCGGCAAGGTGCGTCGCGAGCACGAGATTCAGGTCCAGGCGGCCTGACGTAAGCCCCGGGGTGGGGTTCCCTCACCAGGCCCCACCCCGGTTTCCCTTTCGCATGGTGAGGACTGGTGAGGAGTAGAAGCATGGACTTGAAGGCGCTGATCGCGAAGCAGCGGGAAGCTCTCGCAGAGGTCAAGACGAAGACTCTCGAGGTTGTTCTCGGCGGCGAGGCCGTTGAAGTGGTTGTGGCGAAGGTGTCGCCGGACGAGTGGCAGGAGTTGGCGTCGAGCCACCCGCCGCGTCGTACGAACACTGGGGATCACAGCATCGGCTATGACCAGTACGCGCTCCCGCGGGACTACCCAGCTGGGCAGATCACGGTCGGCGGAGAGCCGGTGGATCAGGAAGAGTGGGCTGAGATTTACAGCGTGCTCGAGGCGGTGCATCGCAACTCGATCGGTTCCCTGATCTGGGGGCTCAACGTCTATGACGTGATGCAGGAGCTTCAGCGGCTGGGAAAAGCGGAGGCGGGCCGGCAGTCCGCCTCGCCCGCGAACAGGGAGTCTCGCCGCGCCGCTTCCAAGGCTGGGAGCCGGGCGAAGTAACCACGTTCCTCTACGAGGATCCTGAACACCCGGACCGGGTGACGCGCGCGGTCACCGTGCGCGAATCGGAATACGGTGAGCGCGACCGGGCGCTCATCCTCGCAGACTGGGAGCGGGAGCATGAGCCGCGCGGTTCGCACGGGGTTCTCGTGTCAGAGGCGACGGATCCGAAGTTCAACCCCTATTCGCCGGACGCTGAGGGGCAGTTCGTCGCGGAACCGATCGTCGACTTCGCTCAAGCGGCGATCGACCGGGCGCTCGAGGCGCGACGGAAGCTGATCAAGGCAGATGAAGACTGGCCACTGCTATGGCCTGTTCACCTGGAACGGTCAGCGGGGCATGCGCAGGACGAAGGTGCCGGGCCCCAGTTGGCTGGCCCGGTCGAAGGCGGCGACTTCCCAACCAGCCTCCGCGAGGGCGTCGAGCTCGGTGTTCATGGCATCGATGACGTTGACCCCGCGAGGCAGGTCCCGCTGCTGCGGCAGTGACACAACTTGATACCGGTAGGCACCCATACGGGTGAGGCTACCCGATTGCTCGGAAGGCTGGTGATTCCACTTGGCCGAACGAGTAGTGAAGGTTCGTCTGTCCGCCGAGGTTGCGGAGTACAACAAGGCGATGCTTGAGGCGTCGCGTGCGACGCGGACGGCGGGCTCCGAGGCTGAGAAGCTGACGCAGAAGAAGCAGGCGTTTCAGCAGCTCGGCGGAGCCATGTTCCTCGCTGGTGGCGTCATGGCCGCGGGTGTCGGGATCGCGGTGGCGAAGTTCGCCGAGTTTGACCAGGCGATGTCGAACGTCATCGCCACGGGCGAGGATGCAGCGAGCAACCAGGACGCGTTGCGGCAGGCGGCGCTTGACGCTGGTGCCGCGACGGTGTTCTCGGCTACGGAGTCTGCCAACGCTATCGAGGAGATGGCGAAGGCTGGCGTGTCGGCCGAAGACATCCTTGGCGGCGGGCTCACTGGCGCCCTGGACCTGGCTGCTGCTGGTGGCCTTGGGGTTGCTGAAGCCGCTGGGATCGCCGCCACCACACTGAAGCAGTTCGAGCTGAACGGTGAGGACGCGTCGCACGTGGCCGACCTGCTCGCTGCAGGTGCCGGTAAGGCCATGGGTGACGTGACCGACATGGCGGGCGCGCTGAATCAGGCGGGTCTGGTCTCGAACCAGTTCGGGCTCTCCGTTGAGGAGACGGTGGGCACCCTGTCGGCGTTCGCGTCGGCGGGCATGCTCGGGTCTGATGCGGGTACGTCGATGCGCACGATGCTGCTGCGTCTGGCGAACCCGACCGGCGAGGTCAAGGATCTGATGGCCGAGCTGAACATTCAGGCGTACGACGGGCAGGGCAACTTCATCGGCCTGGCCAACCTGGCTGGCGTCCTGGAAGACCGACTGGGTGGCATGACTCAGGCGCAGCGTGATCAGACGTTGGCGATGATCTTCGGTCAGGACGCCATCCGTGGCGCGAACATTCTGATGCGCGAAGGCAAAGAGGGCATCGAGGACTGGACCGCGGCCGTCGATGACCAGGGTTACGCGTCAGAGGTCGCATCGCAGCGTTTGGACAACCTCGCCGGCGACATTGAGGCTCTGGGCGGCGCGTTCGATACCGCACTGATCTCGACGGGCGCTGCGGCGAACGACGTGCTTCGAACGATGGTGCAGGTCGTGACGGCGCTGGTGGACGTGTACAACGGCCTGCCGGAGCCCGTGCAGGGTTCTGTGCTGGCAATCGCGGCAGTCGCGGGTGCTGTGGGGCTTGTCGGCGGCGCGATCCTGTTGGGCGTGCCGAAGGTCGCGGAGTTCCGGGCTGCACTGGATCTGATGAACGTGTCTCTCGGGCGCGTGAGTCTGATTGCGGGCGGTGTTGCTGCCGGAATCGGGCTGGTCGTCACGGTCGTGTCGATGCTTGCGATGGCACAGGCGGAGGCTCGGGCTAAGGCTGAGGCGTACGCGGACACCCTTGAATCGGGCACGAACCGGGTCACCAAGGCGACGCGCGACATGATCGTGGAAAACCTCGCCGCCCGGAAGTCGATGCTGTGGTGGGAGCAGTCGTCCGCGTTCGATGCGGCAGAGAAGCTGGGCATCTCGCTCGATCTCGTCGCTGACGCCGCTTACGGCGATGCTGAGGCACTGAAGGAGATGCGCCGGGAGGTCGAGGCTGCAGCCGACTCGCACCGCGGGTCGAAGGATGACTACGAGGCTTACGAGTCTTGGGTTCGGGTTCTGACCGATGCGGTTGCTGGCGAGAGCCAGTCGATCGAGGAGGCCATCGCCGTTGCGGAGCAGAAACAGAAGGCGGACCGGGATAGCGCTGATGCTGCGGGTGTGGCTGCGGATGGCTACGGTGACGCCACCGATGCTACGGATGAGCTCGCCGAAGCGACCCAGGCTGCGGAGAAGAACCTTGATGACCTGATCGATGCCCTCGAGGAAGTCGGCGGCACCGCGATGGACATGGGTTCGGCGACGGACGCTGCCCAGCGAGCGATCAACTCTCTGGGGGAAGCGGCCGAGGCGGAAGAAGTGTCGCTCAATGGGGCGAACGACGTCTCCATCGCTCTCCGCGACTCGATGCGCGAAGTTGAGCAAGCGCACAGGGATTCGGCTCAGGCGATCATCGACAACGGGGGCACGTTCGAGGCCGCCCGCGAGGAGTGGGCCAAGGGTCGCGAGGCTGTGATTCAGCAGCGTGAAGCCATGGGTGAGTCTCGGGATGAGGCTGTTGCGTGGGCTGACCAGAATCTGGGCTCTGCGGCAGAGGTTGAGCGGGCGCTGTCGGAAGTCGCTACGGCGGCGACCAACATCCCGACGAACCCTCAGATCCGCATCTCGCTGATGGGTTACTCCGAGTCGTACCAGTACCTCATGAACATCCAGCAGCAGATCCGCAACATCACCGGCAACCACCAGTTCCGGGTTTCGCCTGGGCCTGGTGGGTCGGGTGGTCATGTGGCGGGGTCCGCGAACGGCAACATCTTCGACTACGCGCAGGCGTTCGCGAACGGTGGCGGTGTCGACACCGGCATCTACGCGGGCCGTCAGGGTTCGATCCATAAGTTCGCTGAGCCGGAGACGATCTGGGAGGCGTATATCTCGGGGAAGCCGGATGCGCGTGATCGGAACATTGGGATCTGGCAGGAGACGGGGCGCCGTTTGGGTGTTGAGTCTGGTGGCGGCTCGGTGGTTATTGAGGGTGCCCGGATTACGGGGTCGTTGGATCTTGGGAATGGTCTGGTGGGTGTGATTGATGGCCGGATTGCTGATGCGAAGTACAAGTCCGCGGTGAAGTTGTCGGGCGGGGGGGTGTCTGCATGATCGTTTCGTTGACGCCTCTTCCGGATTTTGCTCCGGTGCCTCGTGTTGAGATTCGGATTGAGCCGATGTTGGAGTTCGATGGGGGTGCACCGGGGACGGTGGGTGCGCCCCTGTTGGATGGTGGTAGTCCTGGTTCGTCGGGTCCGTTGTTGGATGGGGGCGACCCGTCGCTGGTTCTGGTTGACCTCCCTGTGGGTACTGACCGGGTGACGTTGTGGCGTCGCTGCCAGGGTCGCGCGTTGAAGGTTCGTGGTGCGGTTGATCGTGCGTTTGTGGAGTCGGTGAGTCTGCTTGATTTCGAGGCGGGGTTCGATACGGATTCGACGTACGAGCTTGAGTGTTTCAGTGGCGGCCTGCCTGTTGGTCGGGTGACTTTGGGGTCGACGGTTCTGCCGGGGCCTGCTGACAAGTTCGCGACTGTGATTCAGCAGCCGTTGGATCCGTCTCTGAACGTGCTCGTGGAGGAGTCGGACGTCAACGCGCCGTCTGTAGATCGGTCGGCTCCTGGTGGGTCTGTGGGCGCGCTGGGGCGGTCGTATCCGACCGTGGTGTCTGCTGGGCCGCGTGGTGGCGTGACGGGTGCTGAGCTGCAACTGGTCGCGAAGGATCGTGCCACGGCGGATGCTGTGTGGGCGACGTTGGGCACGGAGGATCGGCCGCAGTTGCCGATCTGGTTGGTGCGTTCACGTCACCCGTTGCTGCCTGCGGTGTTCTTCACGGACGCGTACAGCTTGCGTGAAACGGGTGTGAACCTGCACGTGGGTGGGGAGCAGTCGGTGTTCTCGCTGGTGGCGAATGAGGTTGCCCCGCCTGCTCCGGCTTTGGTGGTGTCGCCGCTGACTTACTTCGATCTGGATGCTGTGTTCGCGAGCTACGACGAGCGGGATGCTGCGTTCGCTTCTTACAACGAGATGGATGCCGCCTACGAGTATGCGGGGGCTGCGGGGGGTGTCTGATGCGTCAAGTGTCGACGGCTGCCCGTGAGTTGATTCGTGATGGTGGTTTTGATGCGGTGTGGGTTGCGGATCTGATGTATGACGGTGAGCGTCGCTTGCCGGATGTGGGGATCCGTAACCCACGTTTGTCGTGGGATGCGGGCCAGTTTGTTGCTGGTTCGGGGTCGGTTGATGTGGTGTGGTCGGATGATCATGCGCGGTCGATGATTCCGGAGCAGGTGGGTGACTGGTTCTCCCCGTTTGGTGCTGAGTTGCAGATCGATTGCATTGTTGGTGCTGGGGTGTTTTCGGAGCGTGTCCCTGTTGGCCGGTTTGTGATCGAGTCGATTCCGGGTGTTGAGGATCAGTCGATGCCGTTTCAGGGGCGGCGGATTCATGCGGGTCAGGTGCTTCCTGTCCGGTTGAAGGATCCGCTGGTTCGTGTGGTGCGGGATGAGTTCCCGTTCCCTACGCGTGCCACGTCGTCGTCGGTGTGGGGTGAGATTCAGTCGATCACTGGGTTCCCGGTGGTGCGGAATGTGCCTGATGTGCTTGTGCCTGCGGGGTTGGCCTATGAGGGCGACAAGGCGGCGGTGTTGTCGAAGCTGTTTGATGCTCTGGGCGCGTGGCCGATGGTGGATGCTGCTGGCGTGTTGACTGCCCGGCCCAAGGCTTGGCCTGCCGCTGTGGGTGGGTTCGATGGTGTGGTTTCTGCGCCGGTGAGTATGGATGCGTCGAAGACGTATAACCGTGTGGTCGTGGAGGGGAAGTCGGCGGGTGGCGACCCGATCTATGGGGTCGCGGAGGTCACTGAGGGGTTCCTGCGGGTTCGGAATGCGGATGGGTCGGCGTCGCCGTTTGGTGTGGCTACGTACCGGTATGCGTCGGATTTCCTGACGACTCGCGCACAGTGTGACGCGTATGCGCGGGAGCTGTTGCCGCGTGTGTCGCGGATCCGTGGTGTGACCCGGACGGTGACGGAGCGGTTGAACCCGTTGCGGGAGCTGGGTGATGTGCTCGAGCTCGATGGTGGTTTGGTGCGGGCGCAGTCGGTTGAGCATGACGGCGCGTACACGACGTCGGTGGTGGAGGTTCCGGATGCTTGATGATGACGCGATCCGTGACCTGTTGGGCAAGAAGTCTCGTGTCACCGCGAGCCTCGCCCGGTATGTGGGTGCGGAGGATGGGCAGGCGCTTGTGGACATGGGGGATCAGCGGTTCCCGGTGCCGTTCAAGTCGGGCGGGTTCGTCCCGCAGATCAACGAGCCGGTGTGGGTTGATTCGATCGATGGTCGGTTGTTCATGACGGGGCCGGCGTCGGCGAAGCCGGGGACTGGTGTTGTTGCGACGATCGCTGACCCGTTGGTGACGGTGACGACGGACTTCGGTGACTTCACGATGCCGTATTTGGGTGAGTTGCCGACGTCGGGTGACACGGTGGGGATTTCGTGGTCTTCGGAGCCGTGGTGCGGGAAGTTGTCGACTTCGGTTGAGCCGCCCGAGCCTCCGCCGCCCCCTGCGGGTGGTGGGCGTCCAGTCCGGTCTGCGGAGTTCCGTGTGATCGATACGGGGTCGGTGAAGAAGGGCGGGTCGCACTGGTGGGCCGCACGCCCCTGGTCGTCACCTTCGAACTACGGCGCCTGGTTCTACGGCACACAGATCAAGGACACGATCCCTGCTGACGCGGAGTTCGTGTCGCTCGAGATCTACGGGTCGTGGGCGGGGCGCCGGTGGGATAAGCCCCGCTGGGGGACGCACAACCTGTTCACGAAGTCGGGTGCGCCGACCGTGACGGGCAGTGAGGTTTGGGAGCCGGGTCGCGATTCGGGGTGGCGTACGCCGCCGTGGGCTGAGGCGTGGTTCCACGAGTTGAAGGCCGGCGGGTCGCGTGCGGGTATCGCGTTGAACGCGGCTGGGACTGGTCAGGAAGAAGCGCGGTCTAAGACCGAGGACGGCATGTCCGGGGCGCTCAGAATTCGATGGAGGTAGGCGTATGGGCCATGTAATTGATGGGCGCGGGAAGCCGCTCTATAACGACGATGCGGCGAACCCTGGGCCGATGTTCGACTTCCAGGCGGCGGTGGACTACGCCGACAAG